CCACCCCATGCATAAAACTTGCATAAAACAAGAGTATATTTCTATCATTCTGCATAATTATTTCGCTAAACGTAAATTTAATGTAAATGTGCAAATATACATTTTGGCTTATTAACTAGCTTTATATCAATTTTGCACTCTTAAAGGTCAAATTGTATATTTATAACCACTAAAACAAGCATATTTCATGTATAATTATTACTTATCTTTTGCCTGTTTCTTTATACTCTCAAGCACCTTATCAATATCAACTGGTGGCTTTTCTCTATTAATATCATTAGTATTCTGTTCTATCTTAGTCGTTGTGTTACCAAGAACTCTATCAACTAGGTATTGATTAGCCTTTAAGCGTGTCTCAGCCTTTTCCTTAGAGTCGTTAGCAATCTTAACAATATTTTCTACTGCTTCACCTAGAGTGCGCTTTAAAAGGCTCTGTGCTTCATCTATAAGACCATTTTCAAAAAGGTGCGAACGTTTGTCCAGCTCATGCATAAATTCTTCATTATGATTCTTCCACTTACTTATTACTCTTCTAGTACATCCAATTTCATCTGCAATCTGTTGAATTGTCTTTGTTCCAACAACTAACTGTTCTATACATTCTTTCTGTTGTTCTGTTAACATATTATTACTACACCTCTTTTCCCATGTTCTCACTTTCAAACTTATAATAAAACAGCCAATATAATTAAATACTGGCTGTTTCAATATAATTTATTTAAGGAGCTGAAAGAGTTTTATTAATATTTTTAACTCTTTCAACAATAACATTATCTCATAATTATAATAATTATTTTTAAACAAATCTTAACCTTTTCCTAATATTATATTAAGATATTAGTTTTGATAATTTATTAATTATTCCCCTTTTAAGTTCACATATATATTCTTCTGTCAAATTAAGCTCTAATCCTATATTAATATTCTTAACTTTTTCAAAATACCTTCTTCTAATTATTATATTTTCTCTTTCAGTAAGAGCTGTTAATAAATTCTCTATTCTTTTTACTTGAATTTCTTTACTACGCTTTTTATTTTTTAAAATACTAATTTCTGAATTTAATTCTCTATTACTTTTTTCAATATCTATAACTTTATTCTCTACTTCACTATTAAATTTATATGTTTTACTAATACTATCTTTATCATACTGCACTGCTGATAATGTACTATAATTATTTAATTTTTCTTCAATATCTAATTCTAAATTCATTATTTCAACTTTTAAACTTGGGTAACTATAAAGCATAGTCTCAATTTTATCTTTTAAATTCATAAAAACCTCCATTTTGTCTTAAGTTAATATAAACTATAAATAATGACTTAAAAGCCTGTATACATAAGGCTTTTAATAACATTGTCTTACTTAATCTGTCTTATAATATATATAATTTCTTATATATATATATTATTTTTATTTTTTATTTTGTTATTATATAAGAAATTTTTTTAATTAAAGACACATAAGACAACATTGTTAAAACCGTTGAAGTTATTGGAATTGCGATTGACTTACTTTTGACTTATATTAGCTTTTTAACGCTTACCTCTTATAAATATATAAGGTCTCTTACCATCAATACGAATTTGTTTAGTTGTATATCCATGTTTACATATTTCTCTAGTGAATGTTATTTTGCTCAAGTGTTTTAATCCATTATCTGTACAGTATGTTTGATATTGTAGATAAACATCGCTTGTAAGTTCATTTTCAATTGTAGCTTCTTCAATAAATCCAATTATAGGATTGTTAGTTTTTTCATAGTCATTCCATGCAGCACTTATAATCTCTGGTATTGTAAATTCTTTATTCCATAAAATTCTTTCCAAACCTTCTATTGCTAAATTCAATAAATATTCTAATGATTCAGGTTTCATAAGTTTATCTATTATATATGGATCATAATCATCATCGTTTTTACTAAAATTAGCATTAAATGGAACAAAAATAATACGCCTTTTAAGTCCATCTGATAAATCATTAATCCTTGGTATATCATTACAACTAAATATTAATTTGCTGTAATTATTAAAATCGTATGGATCCTTACCTTTTCTTTCAACATTAACTGTTTCTCCAGTAACTAATTTTTTAAACATACTATTATCATCTATATATGCATTACTAATATCATCACCTATATTGGCAAGTTTACCTTCAAGTTGGAATGGCTTAAATGTACTATTTAATTCATTTAAAGCAACCGAGGATATATTTACAGCTCCAATTAAAGTTTTTATAATATTCAATAATGTTGATTTACCATTTGAACCATTACCAGTAAGAATAAAACATTTTCCTAATTCATTTCTTCTAAATAAGCAATAACCAATCATTTCTTCTATGAGCATACGTAACTCTTTATCATTACAACATATTTTATTTAATGTTTTATCCATATCCTCATTGTAAGCTGAAGGATTATAATTGACTGGTATCTTATTTTTAATTATTACATTTGAATTAAATACACTTAAATGCTTAGTTTCTAAATCTAATAATCCATTTTCGACCGCTATAATCTTTGGAGTAGCTTGTTGTCTATTTTCAGCAAGTATTTCTAAGTATTTAATAACTTCAGTTCTTTCTGCTGCTTTTGAATTATTTATATATTTCAATAATGTTCTTTCAATATTTTTTAAATCTGGCGAGTAAACTCCATCATAATATATATGTAAGCTGTTGTTGATTTTTATAACATGCTCATCAGAAATTAAATATCTTGCTAATTTTTCATATTGAAGCTTATTTTTAATATAAAAACATTCTTTCTTAAAGGCTTCATCTCTTAAAATTGTATCTAATTCATTATCAGTAACTGGCTCTTTTATAATATATTTGTTAACTATTTTTATTGATTCTCTTATTTCCTCTTTGGTAAGACCTGCCTGTTGTAATATTAGAATGTATGGAAATAATATCGAATTACGTCCATCACCTTCTTCTAAATCTGAGAAATTAATATAAGATGTTCTCGATACTGGATATAAAAATGCTGGAAGTGGATCTATTTCCTCATTTGTTAATAACCATTCTCTCATCTGTTTATTAATTTTAAGTGGTATAACTGCATTTTGATTTCCTAAACCAACATCTATTTTTATTCCTATTGGAGTTCTCCATCCTTGTTTACGCTTTTCAATATCAGTCTTTCTAAAATAAAAATGCTTCCCCCTAGTAGTTTTTAAGACATTACATTTTATATCTAAATCTTGAATTATTTTAAATACTATCTCAGATTCTTCAAAATCATCAATATCTATCTGTATATATTCATCTTTAAGTACTCCACCATAAGATTGTAATGGCTCCACTTCAGATAATTCATAAAATTTACTTCTATTCTTATATTCTTCAGTTGGTTTTTTCCCATTACTACCACCAGTTGGTATATAACCCTTAAATAAGTTTTTCATTTAATAGTCCTCCAAAAATTTACTAAATAGAGAGATTATTTCTCTCTATTTATACTTTTTGTAACGCTAAATCCTTCTGGATAACGTTCCATCAATTTGTCAATATTATTAATTAACACATCATTCATATCTATATGTGTTATTGTTGCTAGATTACATAAATACCAACATACATCTCCAATTTCCTCTTTTAAATGCTCTTTATCCAATTGATGATTGTGATATAAATATTTCTTAATTATCTCTATAACTTCTCCAACTTCCCCAATTAATCCAAGACACATTTCTTTTTCTAATTCAGTAATTAACACATTTTTTCTTAAAGTTCTAGTAACTTTATTTTGATATTCTTTTATATTCATCTTCATCTCTCCTTCAAATTATTTAACAACCATTATCTAGTGTGTATATATCTAATAGTTTCCTCTAATTTCAATTCAAATTTCATTTTCTACACTCTTTCTTAGTATTGTGAACTAATTTTATCCCTCTAGTTCACTATCTACTAAACCACTTTCTTCCAACCATTGTTCTATGCACTCCAAACATGTATAACAAGATACTGCTTCACCATATAAAAACCCACTTTCGTTTACTGCTTGTTCTCCTTTGGGTATTTCTTTACCACAACTGGCACATACATGTGGTTTTTTACATTTAACTATCTTTTCTACAACTCATACCTTCTTCTTCATATCCATATATTCCACTATCAATATATAATTCTTTATCATACTTCATCTTCTTAACTCCTTCACCATTTCTACATATTACATATTTTCATTTCTTACCTATAAAATCTTTAATTCTCTTATTTGCTACATTTATATACCAACTTTTATCCAATCTTCTAGGAACTCTAACACCCTTTATATCTCCATTTTCAATAAAAGCATGTTCTGGAGTTCCAGCAATCTTTTCTGGTTTATCTTTATTTATTTTTAATTTGAATATACCTAAATCCCTTCTTGATCTTGATGCAAATACTCTGGATATTTTTTCATTAATAACTTCATTACCGTGAAGTGCATATTTATATTTACCAGATGCTTTAACAACCATTTGAAATTGGATTAGTTCATCACAATTATTTATAGTTACATCAACTGGTACATCTTTTATGAAATAATCCATAAGAGCTTTATTTACTATTGGTAAATCATTATCTAATAGACTTAACTCTTTAACATAAGAACCTTTAGATTTAATCTTTCCACCTTTTTTAACAACTATATAATTATTAACATCTTTTTGTACTACTCTTTCAATTATGTCATGATCTAAACCCATTCTCGTACGTTCTGACCACTCATTAGCAATCTCTTTATATTTCTCTAACGATTCCTCATTTGGAAGCTTAAACATAACACCATCAGTGTTACTTTGTATTAATATAGCTCCAGGTAATTGAGTTTCAACATGCTCTATAAGATCTAATAACAATAATTGACCATTAATACATACATTATTGGCTTGCAATGGGTCATATAAATTATTGTATTTATCTTTAGATGCTCCATAAGTACCATTAAGTACAATCTTATATGGTGCCTGTTCTTTCTTTTTACCTTCTCTTTTAAGTCCAACTCTAATATCATATATTTCCTTAAATTTTAACGGTTCTGATACATTACGACTTAATAAACCATATTCAATCATCAAACTTGGATAAAAACTAGTTACATCAGAGTTTACAAATAATCCAACTCCAATGTAATTAGTACGTGCTCCATGAAGTCCACCCCATGCA